GTTATTCCGGCATAGCTCAGTTGGTAGAGCATCTGACTGTTAATCAGGGTGTCGACGGTTCGAGTCCGCCTGCCGGAGTATTTTTTTATAATGGAGAGCTGTCCGAGAGGCCGAAGGAGCATGATTGGAAATCATGTAAACGGGTATGACCTGTTTCAAGGGTTCGAATCCCTTGCTCTCCGTTGAATAGTAGAATGGCCCGTTGGTCAAGTGGTTAAGACACCGCCCTTTCACGGCGGTAACATGGGTTCAAATCCCGTACGGGTCATCAATGGAGGATTAGCTCAGCTGGGAGAGCATCTGCCTTACAAGCAGGGGGTCACAGGTTCGAACCCTGTATCCTCCATATTTAAAAGGTCCTATGGTGTAGGGGTTATCACGCCTGCCTGTCACGCAGGAGATCGCCGGTTCAAATCCGGCTAGGACCGTTATACTGAAAAGTATATAATTTTGGCTCGGTAGCTCAGTCGGTAGAGCAAAGGATTGAAGCTCCTTGTGTCGGCGGTTCGATTCCGTCCCGCGCCACCATTATGGAAGGGTAGCGAAGTCTGGCTAAACGCGGCGGACTGTAAATCCGCTCCTTCGGGTTCGGTGGTTCGAATCCACTCCCTTCCATTTTTTTATAATAGGGATATAGTTTAAAGGTAGAACTACGGTCTCCAAAACCGTCGGTGTGGGTTCAATTCCTACTATCCCTGCCATATATGGCGAAAGTGGTGAAGGGGTTAACACACCGGATTGTGGCTCCGGCATGCGTGGGTTCGAATCCCATCTTTCGCCCTTTAATTTATTGGGGTATAGCCAAGCGGTAAGGCAAAGGACTTTGACTCCTTCATGCGCTGGTTCGAATCCAGCTACCCCAGTTAGTTGATGGCGGTATAGCCAAGTGGTAAGGCAGAGGTCTGCAAAACCTTTATCACCGGTTCAAATCCGGTTACCGCCTTTAGTTCCTAAGGGTGCTAACTGTAAATATGCCGGTGTGGCGGAATTGGCAGACGCGCTGGACTCAAAATCCAGTGTCCGTTGAGGACGTATCGGTTCGACCCCGATTACCGGTATCTGTGTTTAAGTCTTAGTTTTTATAACTAAGGCTTTTTTTGTTACTTGTATTAATCTATATAATTTAAAACAGTTTTGTTTAATATAGTATATTGTGATAGAATGAAAGCGTATTATAAAAAACTATTTAAACAATGAGGTGATAATTATGAGTACAATTAGTCATTATAAAGAAGTAGATATTAATAAAAAGAATCCTCTCCTTTCACAAATTAGAACGACTGTTGAAACAGCATTTTATGGCAACAATTTTGAAAGAGTAACAGATATTTCAAAAGCATATTATTTAGCAAAAAATTGTCCTAGTACAATTGTGACAGATGTTCCAATAAAGCATACCCAAGAATTAGGGTTACCAGTAGATTCTAAAATGTTAGTAAATAATCATGGAAAAATTGTTGGAAGAACAGCAGCTGCACGACATATTATTGGGCATTTAGGAGAAGATACTAACGAATTAGCAGGAGTTCTTAGAGATGCAATTTTTGAAGCTAGTGACAGAAAATTCTATAAGACAGAAGTTTATGTAGGATTAGATGAAGATTTTATGTTAAAATCACACCTTGCTGTCCCAAAAGGTTATGAATTTAATATGTTATCATATATGCTAAATTTTCAACCAGTAACTTCAGAATATGAAAAAATGTATCAAGCTTCTCATAAATATGAAGAAGGAGACATTTTTATTTATGCTGATCCTGAATTTAAAGATGAAAACTATCCTAATGGCCTAGTAATAATTGATGCTGAACATAATGTAGCTGCAATATTAGGTTTAAGATATTTTGGAGAACTAAAAAAAGCGACATTAACATTAGCTTGGGCAATAGCTCATAGACATGGATACACAGCTTCACATGGTGGAGAAAAAGTATTTAGATTTGACGACAAAGATGATAAAGTTTTTGCATTCTATGGACTATCTGGCTCAGGAAAATCGACATTAACTCATGCTAAACATGGTGGCAAATATGATATTGATGTTCTTCATGATGATGCTTTTGTAATTTCAAGAATAAATGGAAGTTCAGTTGCATTAGAACCAGCCTATTTTGATAAGACTAATGATTATATGCCTGGTTCAAAAGAAGCAAGCTACTTTACCACAGTTATGAATGTAGGTGTAACGTTAAATGAGGAAAAAAAGCGAGTTTTAGTAACTGAAGATTTACGTAATGGAAATGGTCGTACAATTAAGTCAAGATATGCTTCATTGAATAGGGTGGATAAAGAAAATGCACCTATAGATTCTATTTTTTGGATTATGAAAGATGATAGTCTTCCACCTGTTGTTAAGTTAGATAATCCAACGTTAGCAGCAACTTTTGGAGTAACATTAGCTACTAAGAGATCAACAGCAGAAAATGTAGTAAATGCTGATAGAAATTCTCTTGTAATTGAGCCTTTTGCTAATCCATTTCGTGCATATCCATTAGCTGAAGATTATCGTGACTTTAAAGAGTTATTTGAAAAACGTAATGTATCTGGTTATATAGTGAATACAGCATCTTATAACGGTATTGATATTGATAAAGAGATAACTTTACAAATTTTAGAAGATATAGCTAATGAAAAAGTTAATTGGGAAAAATTTGGTTCTTTAGATGGAATGTATTACTTACCATTTGAAAAATATCCAGTTGATTTTAAAGATAAGAGTTACACTGAGAAATTGAAGAGAAGATTAGAAATTAGACTGGAATGGATTGAAAAGTATGAGGGAAACCATCCTGATAATCCATTGCCAGCTGAAATAAAAGATTGTTTAAGTAATTTAATTAATGAATTAAATTAAATAATATTTAATTCAGTTGCTGTAAATGTTGATTTATCAACGTTTATGGCAACTTTTTTTATACTTTTATATAAATGACCCACAAAATGACCCACACTTGTTTTTAGTTCTGCATAAAATTAGCAAATTTAAGTGATGTTTCTTGCTTTCGATTTTGTGTAACATGAGTATAAATATCAAGTGTCATTTTTGAAGTTGAATGTCCTAAGCGTTCTTGAACTTCCTTGATATTGGCACCAGATTCAAATAAAAGAGAAGCGTGAGTATGTCTAAAGCCATGTGCTGTTATTTTTTTCATATCTGGAAAATTACGATATACTGTTCCTAACCAAGATGTTGCAACGTGAGATGGATAATATTGGTTAGTCTCAGGATTTGTAAATAAAAACTGTTGAGAATTATTAGTGTTGAAACCAAATTTCAATAAGTTTTTCTTTTGTTGTAATCTCCAACTCTTTAATACAGATAAGGTAACATCATCTATAGAGATTACTCGTTTTGATTTCTTAGTTTTAGGTGTGTTTATAGTTGTTTCTTTCTTACCAGGATTATATGCAGTGGTTTTAGTTATGGTAATTATTTGATTATTAAAGTCTATATCTTTCCATTGTAAAGCTAAACATTCACCAGAACGCATACCAGAATAGGCAAGGAGTCTAAAGAATGTATAGTATTTGAAATTGTATCCTTTGACATTTTCTAAAAAAGTGATAAGTTCATCTTTAGAGTAAAAATTATTATCAGATTCAATATGCTTATATTTTTTCTTATCAGTAGCTTTAGGAAAGATTACTAATTTAAAAACATTAACATCTAACATACTCAATTTAACAGCATAATTTAATGGAGAATTGAGTACTATTAGATATTGACGATAACTCTTGTATTTAGCGGCTAATTTATTAACTATTTGTTGAGCTAATGCAGTAGTAATTTTTTTAATATTTGCATTACCAATCAATGGTTTTACAACTCGTTCATATCTTATTTTTTTGGTTTCAGCTGTATTAGGTTTTACAGTATTTTCGTATGATTTAAACCATAAGTTAAATAAGTCATCAAAGGTTTTAATATTTGTATCTTTAGCTTTTCCATAGTTTCCATTGGCAAAGTCTAATTGTAATTGCCTGATTACACGTTCTGCATCTTTTTTCCTCTTGAATCCTCTTCTAGAAGTTTCTACACGTTTACCAGTAACTGGATCAATGCCTAAATATAATTTAAATCTATATAAGGATTCTCCTTTTTTAGTATATTTGATTATTTGAGCCATTATAATTATCTCCTTAGAATGTATGTTCTTTTTAAATTCTAGTTAAACCCGTCGAGAATGACGGGAATAAATATATTCATATATACGAAAAGGGACAACTATTTCTAGTTGTCCCTTCACTTAATAACCAATATTGATGATTAATCTCTATTAGCTAACGGTCTTACCGTTATTTCCTTAATTAGAAGGTTACTACTATTCATTTAAGTAGTCAACTAGTTTTTGTAGTATTGATAAAAATGTGGTTAATTTTGGATTATCTGAGTACCATTCGCTATTTAATTTAAAGTAATTAATTTTTTTGCATTAATTCTAATGATTTACGATATTCTTCAGCTTCGGGAATTTCAGTAAATTCAAATGTTTGGTTGTAATATTTATTAAGTGCTTCTTTGACTTGGTTTATCGTAATTCCAAAGAATTCTTTACGATTGTTTACCTTATTAACTCGATATTTATCAAAGTAGTTATGTAGGTCAGTTTCAAGTTTATAAGCATCATCACTAAAGATTAAAGCATGAACATCAAAACTAAACGGAACGGATGCACTACTTAATTCTTTGATACGAGCTAATGGTTCGAGACGGCGAGTAACACCAATTTTAAATACGTTTTTACCAAATGCACCAATATTTGAAATGATATACACATATCCGGCAGTTGAATGATTTTCTCGATAATCAAGGCTGGCTTCTTTTTCATCAAGCTCAGCTAATTGAGTTTTAAGTTTAGCAACTTCATCTTGCAATGATTTATATTTAGGATCATCATTATTTGTAAGATTTTCCATTTTTTCTTTAAGCAGAGCTTCAGCTTGTTTAAAATGTTCAGCTTGTTTCTTGCGTTCTTTTTCAACAGCTTTTCTTTGACGTTCGATTTCAGCTTGAGCTTTACGTTCTTCTTTTTCTTTTTCACGCTGTTCTCGAAGAATTTCTTTTTCTTCAGCTTTCTTTTGCTCGTATTCGAAAGCTAAGTGCAATTCATCAAGTTTCAATCTCAAATAAGTAGGGGATAGCTTGATTAAGTTTCCAACATTTAAATTATTTAGAGTTTCAAACGAACGGTTAATTCTATCTTCAATTCGTTTCATGTTAGATAGAGTTACTTTATTGATTGCAGCTTCACATTCAACGTTGAATGTTCTAATTAGTTGTTTAATATTTTGATTTTGAACTTTTTTACCTTCAGCTAAGGAATTGTTAAAAAGCAGTTGTTCAGTGATAACTCCAGCAGTTCCGTCTTTAATGAGAGATTTTTGTAGTTGACGCACATCATCTAATTTTTGCTTATATTCAACCGAAGAAGTGAATGAATAATGTGGATTGTATAGTCCGAAGCTTTCGATATTAATCTGATCATCGTAAGAAATGATTTGATTCTTTAATTCTTGAATTTTGTTTTCCAATTTAGAAATTTCAAGCTTATCTTGTTCAATACTTTCTTTCAATGAAACTTTTTCACCATATTTATTTAGTTCATCTGCTATTGTTTTTAGTGTATCTTGTTTAGAAATAATTTCAGCTTCTAAGTCATTTTTATTTTTATTTAACTCTGAAAGTTGAGCAGTATATTTTTCTTTTTCCTTTTCTTTAGCATTTTTTACTTCATTAATGATATTTTTAAGAGTATGTTGCTATTCAGAAATATTATTCGATAATAAATTTAGTTCGTCTTTTTTTGCTTGAATTAAATTATCTAATTCAAAAGGTTTTAATTGTTTGACAGTTAATCTTTTATCCAATTTTTCTTGTTGCTTTTTTATTTCTTGAATTTTCTTATCGTTAGATTTATCCATCAAACCTTTTGGGCTTATAACGGGCCAATATATAGAAGCGATAATTCCAACTATAAAAAATATTGTCGTAAAAATAGGATTTTTAGGATTTATAGCATTATCCAATAAAGCACCTAAAATTATAAAAATAAAAACTATACAGAATCTTTTTAAAATTTGTTTGATCTTCTTCATATCAATATCTCCTAACATCATTATTAAGTAGCTTTAAAAAACATCCGTATTTGGTCATTTTAATCTAAAACACTATCAAAAGTGTTGAAGTTAGCATTTTCTTTTAAATAATTCCAATCGACATATCTTTTTGCCCAATTAGGGATACTATAGTAGTTAAGGTAGTCTTTTTGAGTATGAAATTCGGCGATATTTGTATTATATGTAAGAATGTCTATCATTACTTTGTTTGCCTCATACTCAACACCATATGATTTAAAAGTTAAATTATGACGCTTTAGGTACTCTGTATTAGTATTATGTTTACAGATATGATGTCCTAATTCGTGGGCAAGAGTTATGTAATTTTCTTGTTCGGTATTTCTGGTATTTAATATGATAGATGGAATTCTGAAATTAACAGTTCTTAATCCTAGAATATCTTTACCTAAATCATCATAATCAATATTTATTCCCAAAAAATCACACAATTTATACGGATTGTTTGAATTTGCATTCTTAATAATCTTATTCACTTTCTCTCTAGTCCAATCTGTATAACGCATGACCAACACCTTACTTTCTGTACTTTTTAGGTGTAAATTTTTCTTTTGCTAATAATTTAGACCTTCTGAGTGTTCTTTCTAAAGCAGATTTAATCAATTCAGCATCTTCTTCATCTATTTCAGTACCACCATTATTTAAATAAGCTAAAGAACTATCATCACTTAAACCATCAATCATCTCAGTTAATTTCTTTTGAATGTCTTTTTCATCTTTGTTAGTAAATTGAGGTGTTTCTGTTCTGCCAAGCAGATAATCAGTAGTTACTCCAAAATAATCAGCAACTTTTGCCAAATCTTTAGCCTTTGGATCACTTGTTTTCCAACGATAGAAAAGATTTTTACTAAAGTTTAAATCTTCAGCAACTTGTTGGAGTGATTTATCATGTTGATTGGCAAGTTTTTTTATTATTTCAAATGTTGTCATAGTAATCTTTCCTTGTCTAAATACAATTAAATTATACGAAACGTAAATTAATTTGTTGACTTTTTATACGAAACGTAATAATATTATCTTGTAAGTTAATTTGATAGAAAAAAAGCAAGAAAAGCCAATGAAAGAAAACGTGATAGATAGGCTTTAAATGCTTATTTATTACGCTTACAGTTTACATGTCCGTATAAAGATAGTCAATACTTTTATACGAAATTTCTATCAATTCTACTTACACGTTTAAAAAATAGGAGGCGTAGGGAAATGATTGTCAATAATTTATCAACAATAATGGGTAAAAAAAGAATCAAAATAGCAGCACTTCATGAGTGGACAGGAATTTCAAGAAGTACGCTAACTCAGTTGTATTACGATAAAACGGCAATGATTAAGCTAGATACAATTGATAAGTTGTGTTCAGCGCTAGATATTACACCGGGAGAATTATTTGAATATAGAAAGGAGCGATTGCTATGAAATTATTAAAAGTTGAGATCAAAAAAAGAATAACCGACATTGAAACAAATGGTTACTCTTTTGAATATGATATTAAAATCAATGGCCACAAGTTAGATAGAGGTGTAACAGACATCAAACTTGATATGAATGCAGCTGATAAACCTTGTTTAACAATTAACTGTGTACCAGATATCCTTGATGTTGATGTTGAAGCTTTGCTAGATGTTTTGAAGTTTAACGATCAATAGGTAGGAGATGAATTAATTATATCAGAAGGGAGTGATTTTCAATGCCAGAAACATTAAGTGGTAGAGAGAAGATTATCAAATATCTAACTGATAATGATATATCTATAAGTTCACTATCTGTCATGTACGGAGTAAATAAACAGGATATGTCCGATTATTTATCTGGGCGTAAAAAGAACCCAAAAGCAAATCAAATTATCTTGAAAATTATTTCTGACTTAAAAATAAGGTAGGTGGTTTTGATGGAATTAGCAGACTTATTTAGCAAAAAAGCATTATGAGATTTTTTAAACAAGCTTTTTGATGCCTTGTTGAAAGTAGCAGAAGAAAGAATGAAGTTTAATAACCAAAGATTTCTAAATAGATCTCAAGCTGCTGAGTATTGTGGAATGGAGCCTAAATATTTTGATAATGTCCGAAAAGAACCAGATGCACCAAGACCAATCTATCCAATAGAAAATGGAACTAAACCATTTTTTGATAAGGAAGATTTGGATAGATATATGACAAGTAAAAAGATTTGAGGTGACCTGATGGAACCAGTTTTAGCAGTATTAATTGGATGTCTGATTTATATAGCAGTATTCATATTAGTTAGTTGGCTCAAGGATATTTTCACTGGAGGTAAATAATATGTGGTGCATTTATGAAATCTTTATCTGCATGGTTTATGCCTGCAGTGTGGATCTATATAGAATTTGGAAAAAGAGAAAGGATGATTAAGATGATCAAATTAACAACAGCAGCTTATTTTACATTGATTGGGCTATCAATTCTTGCAGGATATGCACTGCACGGAATTGTTATAGAAATTAAGAAAGGCGAGTTTTTTGATTAGGAGGATACAAGATGGAAGCAATAAAAAAAGGTACATCCGCCGTTAAAGATGTACCACACAAATCAAATCTACGTACTAATTATAGCACATCAGATGTAGATTTGTTAAGTCGCAGAATTAAGTTTAGACGTGGTGTTAATAGAATTATTGCAAATACTGAAAATAAGCAGCATTTATTAGTGTTTTTGGAAACCACGGCAGAAATTGAGAGTTCGTATGATGAAGAAAATGCTAAGTGGCTACTTGATAAGTATAAGGAATTAGGAGGTAAACACAATGGCAATGAAGATTAATAAATTGGAAATCGAAAATGTTAAACGTGTTAAAGCTGTTAAAACTGAATTCACACCAAATGGACTAACAGTCATTGGTGGAAATAATAACCAAGGTAAAACATCGATCCTAGATGCAATTGCTTGGGCTTTAGGTGGTAACAAATACAAGCCATCACAAGCTCAAAGGCAAGGATCGGTAACACCACCACATCTACATGTAGTTATGAATAATGGCTTGATTGTAGAGCGTAGTGGCAAGAATTCAACTTTAAAAGTTATTGATCCTAATGGTAAAAAAGGTGGCCAGCAATTACTAAATGATTTCGTTGAAGAACTAGCCATTAATTTACCTAAGTTTATGGAATCTACATCAAAGGAAAAAACTAACACTTTATTACAAATCATTGGTGTAGGTTCTAAACTCCAAGAGTTAGAGATGAAAGAAGGTGAGTTGTACAACGAACGTAGAACTATTGGTCAGATTGCTGATCAAAAGAAAAAGTTTGCTGAAGAACAAAAATACTATCCAGATGCTCCACACGAATTAGTTCCAGTTAATGAATTAATCAAACAGCAACAAGATATTCTAGCTCAAAACGGTGAGAATCAACGTAAAAGAGATAACTTGAGTAGATTGGAAGAACAACATACTTTCCAAGCTCGAAAAGTATCTCAGTTGATGAAAGAACTAGAAAAGGAACAAGCTAAATTGGCTGAATTAACTGAAGATATAAATTTGGCTAAGAAGTCAGTCTTAGAACTCAAGGACGAATCAACAGAAGAGTTAGAGAGAAATCTAGCAGAAATTGATGAGATAAATCGTAAGGTTAGAGCCAACTTAGATAAAGATAAGGCAGAAGAAGATGCTAATCAATATAAAGATAAGTATCAAGAACTAACTAGAGATATTGAAGCTGTTAGAAAAGAGAAAGCTGATTTATTAAATAGTGCTGATTTACCATTACCAGAATTGTCAGTTGATAATGGTGAGCTTATCTATAAAGGTCAAAAGTGGGACAACATGTCTGGCTCAGATCAATTAAAAGTATCAACTGCTATTGTACGCAAACTAAAACCTAATTGTGGTTTTATTCTACTAGACAAGCTAGAACAAATGGATATGCAAACCCTAGAAGAGTTTAATCATTGGCTTGAACAAGAACAATTGCAGGGTATTGCAACTAGAGTTTCAACTGGTGATGAATGCTCAATCATCATTGAAGATGGTTATGCTACTAAAAATAATACAGTGGTCAAAGAGTCAGAAGTCAAAAATACTTGGACTGGGAAAGGAGCATTTTAAAAATGAGTAAATACAAAGTGCAAGAAACACTACAAATTGAACCAATGAAAGTTCTAATTTATGGAGTTGAAGGAATTGGCAAAACAACTTTTGCTAGTAAATTTCCAGATCCTATCTTTATTGATACAGAAGGATCAACAGGGTTCATTAATGCTAGAAAATTACCAAATCCAACATCTTGGACAATGCTATTAGACGAGTTAGAAGATATTAAGTCTGAGCCTCGTGGTAAAACACTAATCATTGATACTTTAGACTGGGCAGAACGTTTGGCAAAAAAATATCTAATGGACAAAAACAAATGGGCTGCTATTGATTCAACAAATTATGGATCTAGATACGTAGCTTTGTCTGATGAGATTGGAAAATTATTAAACAAATTAACTGAGATTAAAGATGTAGGAATCAATGTTGTTCTAACTGCACATGCTGAAACTAAGAAGCATGAGTTACCTGATGAGATGGGGCAATACGATAAGTACACTTTAAAACTTGAAAAAAGAGATGCTAGTTTGGCCAAAGAATGGGCTGACATGATTCTGTTCTTTAACTACAAAACAACAATCATTACTGATAGTAAATCTGACAGTAAGAAAGCTACAGGTGGACAACGTGTCATGTATACAACACATAAGCCGGCTTGGGATGCTAAGAACCGCTTAGGCTTACCTGATGAATTACCAATAGACTTTGAAGCAATTAGAGAACCTTTTGAGAGAAAAACAAGGATGGGTACCACACAAATCAAATCTGAATCTAATACACAAACACAACAACAAGTACCATTGCCTGATGAACCACCAGTTATAGAAGACGAGCCAGAACCAGAAGAAGCTAAACCAGCTCCTGAATTTGCTGAAGAAATACCTAGCTCAATTCCACAGAGTTTAGCTGATTTAATGACAGTTAATCACGTTACAGTTGATGAGATTATGCAGGTAATCTATGTTGGTGGATTCATGCCACAAGGCACACCTTTAGAGAATGTTCCAGCAGAGTTGTGGGGACATTTAGCAAGTAATTGGGACAAAGTCTTAAATATGCTAGAAACACAAATTAGAAAATAATGGAGGAATTATCAATGAACAACGAAAATGAATTTTTAAACTGGGGAGACAGTTTTGTCGCACAAGAAAATGAATTTGTAGTATTGCCAGAAGGTCAATACAAGTTTACAGTAACAGGTTTTGAACGTAAGAATTATGACGGAAATAGTGACAAGATTCCAAATGGAACACCTTACGCAGAATTAAGTCTTGAATTTACTGGCAATGAAGGCAAAACAACAGTTACTGAACGCTTATATCTCTTGAAAAGATTAAGTTGGAAGTTAACAGAATTCTTTGGGTCAATTGGTCAAAATCCAGTCAATGGACAAGCTTTTAATCCGAACTGGAACACAGTTTTAGGTAGTTCTGGTAAAGCAGAATTAGTTGTCAATAGTTACAAAAATAAAGATGGCCAAGATCGTCAAAATAATCGTGTGAAGAAATTCTTGAAATCAGAAAATGTACAGCAAACACAATCAGCACCAGTTCAAAATCAACAACCAACACAACAAACAGGATTCCAACCAGGTGCATTTTAGGAGGCAAAGTTAATGAAGAACATTGATATTAATATCTTGCAACTAGCTCAAGGAGCAGTGCAAGAAAAACTAGATAGAGAATTTGAAAAGGTTTTTGAGAACATTCAAGATCCTAATGTTAATGCAACAGCTAAACGAACAATCACTTTAAAGATTGACTTAGTGCCTGATGATGTTAGACAAGTAGTTAAAACTAATGTTACTGCTACATCTAAACTAGCACCAACAGACCCAGTAACCACAACAATTCTAACTGGTAAAGATTTAACTACTAACAAAATTGAAGCTCGTGAATTACAATCTGGTGTCCCTGGCCAAACATACATTGACGAAAAGGGAGACCTCAGAACAGATACTGGAGAGCCAGTTGATGTTATCGAAAAAGAAACTAGAAAAAAGAGTAAAGTAATTGATTTACAAGAAAAGAGAGGTTAATGACATGGACTTAACAAAAGAAGCATTGCAATATTTAGCAGAACAAGTAATTAAACCTGAAGAACGAGTAATAAGTATCAATAATCAATCTTATGTGATTGATGAAAATGGTTATCCAAAATATGTAGCACCTAGATTACATTTAGCTCAAAATGTGTTGAGAATTAACACTTTATCAGGGTTAGTGGACTACATTAAATCTAATTTGGATAGAGCAGATGAAAAGTTATATCTGCACATAGCTAATCACAAATCTGTACGCTTAGTTAGCACATTAAAACCTGATGGAAGTCGTGAAGAACTAGCAATTGCTGAAGCTATTCTACCAAAATTTTGTTTTAACATATTCTATGATGCAGAAGATTTTAATGTCGCATTGCAATCAATGTTTGTTAAAAATTCTGATCGTGAAATTCTATTAAAGGTCGTTGGAAATCTCAAAGAAGACAACGTAAAAACAACTGGTGATGATGGTGTGAGTCAAGCTGTAACTATCAAAACAGGCGTTGCATCAGCAGCAGATGTAAAAGTTCCTAATCCAGTGACTTTAGCTCCATATCGAACATTTATTGAAGTTGAACAACCTGAAAGCAAGTTCATTTTCAGGATGCAAGACGGACCAAAAGGAGCAATTTTTGAAGCTGATGGTGGGGCTTGGAGAAATCAAGCAATCCTAAATATTAAGAAGTATTTAGGAGAGCAACTATCAGATGAAATCAGAAAAGGAAAAATCACAATTCTAGCATAGGGGTGATTTGATGGAATTAAGACCATATCAAGAAACTGCTAGACAAAAAGTTCAAGAAGAATGGGAAGAAGGCAAGAAACGAACCTTGCTAGTTTTGCCAACAGGAACTGGTAAAACTATTGTGTTTAGCAAAATTATTGAAGATCGAGTTAAAAAAGGTGAACGTGTTTTAGTAATAGCTCATAGAGGAGAATTATTAGAACAAGCATCAGATAAACTCTATAAATCAACAGGACTAAAAACAGCCACTGAAAAAGCTGAACAAACTAGCTTAGGTAGTTTCTATCGAGTAGTTGTTGGTTCAGTTCAAACAATGCAACGTGAGAAACGATTAAATCAATTTCCACCAGAATATTTTGACACAATCGTTATTGATGAAGCACACCATGCAATTTCAGATGGCTATCAACGTGTACTGAAACATTTTGAAGATGCAAATGTTTTAGGTGTAACAGCTACACCGGATCGTGGAGATATGAGAAACCTAGGATCATATTTTGAAAGTCTAGCTTATGAGTATAGTTTGCCAGAAGCTATCAAATCTGGATATCTCAGTCCAATTAAAGCTTTGACTATACCACTGAAATTAGATCTATCAAATGTTAAACAACAAGCAGGAGATTTCTCTACTAAAGATCTAGGCACAGCGTTAGATCCATACCTTGAGCAAATTGCTGAAGAGATGAAGAAACAATGTTTAAACAGAAAGACAGTTGTATTCTTACCACTGGTTAAAACGTCACAAAAGTTCAGAGATATTTTGAATCAACACGGATTTAAAGCTGCTGAAGTTAATGGAGAATCTGCAGACAGAGAACAAGTTCTCAAAGATTACGAAGAAGGCAAATACAACGTTCTATGTAATTCAATGTTGTTAACTGAAGGTTGGGATTGTCCTAGTGTTGATTGTGTGATTGTTCTTAGACCAACTAAAGTGAGAGCTTTATATTCTCAAATGGTAGGACGTGGAACGAGACTTGCTCCAGGCAAAAAAGAATTGTTGTTACTAGATTTTCTATGGCACACAGAACGTCATGAACTATGTCATCCGGCTAATCTGATTGCTACTGATGAGAAGGTGGCCAAAAAGATGACTGAAAACATTGAAGAGCTAGGAGCTCCAATTGATCTAGAAGTAGCAGAACAACAAGCTAAAGAAGATGTTGCTTTAGAACGTGAAGAATCACTAGCTAAACAACTAGCTGAAATGAAGAAACGTAAGCGTAAATTAGTTGATCCATTGTGGTTTGAAATGTCAATTCAAGCTACTGATTTAACAGATTATGTTCCAAGTTTTGGCTGGCAAATGTCACCACCAACTAAAAAGCAAATTAAAACCTTAGAAAAATGGGGAATATTCCCAGATGAAATTGAAAATGCTGGCAAGGCTGAAATGCTGATTAGTAGGATAATAAAGCGTAGAGACGCAGGCTTATCAACACCTAAACAAATTAGATTCTTAGAAAATCGTGGGTTCCAACATGTAGGAACTTGGCAATTTGAAGCAGCAGCTAAATTGATTAATCGAATAGCAGCTAATGGTTGGAGAATACCGCGTGAGATTAAACCAGCAGAATATAAGCCGGCTTAGCAGGTAAAACTGCTGTACTGCAAGGCTAAAGGGTAGCAATTCCAGTTCGATTCTGGCTTGCAGTGTTATCTCTAGGAAAGGAGAAATTAATAAATTGGAAGAACACAAATTAAATCTATTAGAATTACTAGATTACATTGATCCAGCAATGCTCAACTATCAAGAATGGGTCAATGTAGGTATGGCACTAAAATACGAAGGATACAGTGTCAACGACTGGGATAGCTGGTCACAAAGAGATAGTGCTAGATATCATGACGGTGAAACTGAAAAGAAGTGGAATACCTTTGATGGATCCACTAAACCAGTTACAGGAGCAACTATCACACAGTTGGCCAAGGATAACGGTTGGAAACCATACTCAGCTGATAGCAATGATAGCTTTGATTGGGGAGATAGTTTTGTTGCCTCAATTGATAAGGGTTATCAGTTAATCAACAAGGATTATATTGACGGAGAAAAAGTCTTACCACCTAAAACATGGAATCCAGTCAAACAAATTACTGAATATATTGAGACCTTATTTAGTGCAGACGACATTATCTCTTACGTAAATGACGGCTATAAGCATGAGCAAGGAGATCATGAGAAATGGTTACCTAACAGGGGTGTCTACACAAAAACTGCAGGTCAAATTATAGATGAACTGAGAAAAAGTAACGGTGATGTTGGAATGGTGTTAGGAGATCCTAACGTTGAAATGGGAGCTTGGATTAGATTCAATCCATTAGACGGTAAAGGGATAACTAATGAGAATGTTGTTGATTATCGTTATTCGTTAGTCGAAAGTGACAGTATGTCGATTGAACAACAGTATGAAGTTCTAAAAAAGCTAGAATTGCCAATCGCAGTGTTGGTTCATTCTGGTGGTAAAAGTCTACATGCGATTGTTAAAGTGGATGCTCAAAACTATCCACAATATCAAGAACGTGTGGATTATCTCTACAAGATTGTTGAGAAAAATGGGCTGAAAATTGACCGACAAAATAAAAATCCATCTAGACTAACACGCTTACCAGGCTTTGAACGCAATGGAAAGAAACAATATATCGTTGATAAAAATATTGGCCAAGCTAATTGGGACGAGTGGAAAGAATACATTGAAGACTTAAACGACAATTTGCCAGAAATGGAAAATATGGCTGGTTTGTTTGATAAACCAATCGAACTAGCTCCAGAGTTGATAGGTGGAGTTTTAAGACAAGGACATAAGATGTTGATTGCTGGTCCATCTAAAGCTGGTAAATCATTTGCCTTAATTGAATTAGCTATCAGTATTGCAGAAGGCTGGCCATGGTTTGGTTTTCCAATAAATCATCCAGGCAGAGTACTATATGTGAACTTAGAGCTTGATGATAGGTCAGCAAGTAAAAGATTTGTAGATATCTACAATCAATTAGGACGTGGTCACGAAAATGTTAAGAACATAGATGTTTGGAATTTACGTGGTAAAACAAGTCCAATGGATAAGCTAACACCTAAATTAATTCGTAGAGCTGCCAAGCAAAATTATATAGCGGTTATCATTGATCCAATTTATAAAGTTTTAACCGGTGATGAAAATAACGCTCATGATATGTCAATTTTTGTTAATCAGTTTGACAGGATTGCCACTGAATTAAATTGTTCAGTTATTTATGCTCATCATCATTCTAAAGGTGCTCAAGGCGGCAAGAACTCAATGGACCGTTCATCTGGTTCAGGGGTATTTGCTAGAGATCCAGATGCAATCTTGGACTTAATCGAGTTGCCAGTTACTGAAGATAGGTATATCTACAAAGAAAATGAAGTTATCTGTGAATTGTACAACCAAGCAATTAAACATTATGTTCCTAACTATGACAGAGTTGGACCAGATGATAGGTTCAGCAAAAAACAAATGGAACATCATCTAATGAGTGCAATTAATACCTTGACTAATTCGCAGGAAATATTGAAATACGTTGATGAGCAAAAACAAAAAGCCATTCAATCAGTTAGACAAGCTACTGCATGGAGATTAGAAGGAACATTACGTGAGTTTCCTAAATTTAAGCCAGTTAATGCTTGGTTTAGATATCCGATTCATGTTTTGGATGAAACCTTGCAAGACATAAAGCTTGAAGATGATAGCCAAAAAGAAAAATGGAAAAAAGGCGTTCAGAAGTCTAATCAAAATCGTAGTGAAAAAACTCAGCAAGAGTTAGAAGAAGCCTTTAATGTTTTGAGTGTGGATGATGGACCAGTTGAGCTTATGGAAGTTGCTAATTACTTAGATATTAAAAAGACAGCTTTATACAACAGAATTAGAAGAAGTATGAAATTTAAAACAGTCGGTGGATATTTATATAAAACTAATGATGACAATAAATAAATCTTATATTTAAAATATTCACAGCTATTTAGATGTGAATAGTGACACATTCGTTCACTTCTAAATAGAAATGACAGTGAATGACAACTCCAAAACCCTTGTCATTTCTGGTGTCACTGTGTGTTGTCACTGCTCCCTTTGGGGAGTAGCAGTGACAAAGCACAACCAGTGACCGGAAAATAGCTGTGACAGAAAGAATATAAGTAAAATATTTGAGGTGTAATAATGTATAGATTTTTTGTTCCAATGAAGAAAATACCTAGAACAACACATCAACAAAAACAGGTTCACGTTGTTCATGGTAAACCAATTTTTTATGAACCTAATGACTTAAAGTTAGCTAGACAGAAATTTATGGCTAACCTTGCTAGATATACTCCAGATGAAAAAATTACTGGGAAAATCAGATTAATGATTAAATGGTGTTTTGATTCAAACGGAAAATATCCAGATGGAACTTTCAAAGATACAAAACCAGATTTAGATAATAGTGTGAAGTTGCTACAGGATTGCATGACCAGTTTAGGCTTTTGGGAAGATGACAGATTCATTGTGAGTCTGATTGTTGAAAAGTTTTGGTCAGATATTCCAGGAATTTTTATTCAGATTGAGGTGGTGGATGATGAACTGGGATGATTTTTTTAAGGATTTACAGAAATGGATGGAAGCATCAAATATGATGATGCAAAAGTTAGGATTGGGAAGTTCGCAGTATTGGAAATGGTGTATTGAGACACTAGGTGTACTTGAGAACAGGTATCCACATCCGTTAGTTGTTAAATTTTTAGTAGACATCTTGTCATACCAAGATGAAGCTGTTAGTCAAATTCAAGGGAGGAAGCAAAATGAAAATAGAATCAGCTAGAGAAAAGCGATATATGGTTGGAGATGTTGTAGAACGTAGTGGATATATGATGATTGTGAGAAATTATTCTATATTTGAAGATTTAACTGATTATGCAGTAGTTAACTTAGCAACTGGCGAGGTTTCCAAAGGATATCCAAGTATAGGAGAACTAAATGATGACTTTTTACATGATGCTCCAGTTGTGAATGCAAAAGTAGTAATTGAATAGAATTGTCGCAGTGTAAGAATAGTCTATTAGGAGGATTTACAAAAAAATGAATAAAATTTTTGTAGTAACTGGAACGCGATATAGCACAGATATTGAAATGTGGCATACTAGAACTGATCTGTTTCATAACGTTATCGGAATTTACTCAACTAAAAAACATGCTGATGAAATAGCAGAACAAATTGGACGAAGTAGAGAATCTAACTATTTTCCAGAATCAATTGATGTTGAAGAATACGAACTAATAGAAGGGACGTACTATTTACAAGATGAATGATAAAGAAAAACTTGATGCAGCAATATTTTTACTCAAAAGTGCTAGAAAACAACTAGAGTTACCTTATTACAAAGTAAACACAACAAGATATAGAGACGAAATCAAAGAAGCTAGACGCTTACAAGCTGATGTACTTAGAGAATCAAATACTCTTTGGAAAAGATTGAAGCAATCGAATAATTAATTTAACGCTTTGAATGGAGAAAACAAAATGAGTAGAAAAAGATATAGGAACAGAAAAAACTTTACAATATTTTTAGCAAATGGAAAGACATTACATTTTACTAACGTTTCAAAAAAAGAAGATCTTATAGATGAAAAAGGGTATCCATATTTAGTACTTCATTATTTTGATAAAAGGATAAATAAGCAAAGAACTGCTTATTTCGAAATGATAAATAACAATGTAATTGGATATGCAGAAGATAAATAATAATTAATTTACCGTTTATTGAAAGGAATGGTATCTATGTATAAATCAAGACCTATAACTCAAGTTATTAATGAGAACATTAATTATATTTTAAGCAGAGAGAAATTAACTAAAGAATCACTGTATAAAGAAGTTGGACATCAGAAAATTATTTACAATTCAAGTGCAAACACATCTATTCAGAAGTTGGAAGAAATAGCTAAGTTTCTAGGTACAAATTTACCAGACTTAGTGACTGACTGGAAAGATGGATCTTATCCTGATGAGCGCGAAGAGTATGATCGTGGTTATAGTGACGGCAGAAAAGACATGTTAAAAGAAATCATTGAAAAGGAGGCTAAATAGTGAAGTTATATTTAGTTGAATATTTTATTAACAATAAACTGCATAACATGATTGTGCGAGCAAAAAATCACATAGAAGCAGAAACACAAGTTAAAGTGTCTGTAATAGCTAACATTCATGATGATAATTTTTAGGAGATGTAAGTATGGATTTTGATATGAAAGGCGAAATATTATTTGAAGGTGGTTTGAAAGTTCATTTTAAATGTTACAGAGGACAACGAACAAATACCATTAAATATTTTGATGAAAATAATGAAGAAGTACCATATAACAAAATATGGGGTAGACGATATGAATACTGCAAATTAACAAACATTGACGGTACTCTGTTTTATCAAAATAATGTTATTGCACGTTCGGAGTAAGTTTAATGGAATTAATAAAAAACACGCTCCCTGAAATAAGAGACGTGCTAATCTAACATGAATATATTATATCATAGGGAGCGTGTAGAGCTGTGGAGAATATAGAATTATTACCAGACTTTAACATTGATGAAGTGAAAACGGCAAATAGAGTTGAGAAATTTTTATTAAAGGCAATACCACTTTTTGAGGCTCAATCACAGCTTGAACAACTTCAAAGCCCTAGCCTTAGTGGAATGCCTGGTGGTGGAAGTATGGAAAATGGTACTGAAGAAAAGATACTACAAAAAATGGTAGCTAGTGATAAACTCTTTCTTATAAATCGTGCAATTAGTTATTGTCCATATAACAAGAACTACATTTTACAAGAGCTGTATTTGGAAGGAAAGCCTGAGTATATTTTACGTAAAGAACTACATTACAGCAGAAGTAGATTTTGGAAGTTAAAACAAGAAGCATTAATATGGTTTGCTGAGATATTTGCTCCATATTATGATTTACGAGTGAAAAAGTAAACATTCGCAAGACATTCATAAAACAATGACAAGACACCATGTCAAAAAATAGATGCTATAATTATATTGTGAGTAAAACCGATTAATACCTATTATTGAAAATATTTTAAGTCAGTCTAGCCAGGCTGACTTTTTATTTTGGAGAAAATTATGAAAGATAGTATAGATTTTGGAAAGGTACAGACTTATGAAGAACTGAAAATGTTACGTAAGCTAGAAAAGCATTACAGGAAACATCCAGTAAAACATAAGCGTAAATACAGTAGAGATGTTAGCAAGATTAAATTAAAAGGTGGTGGGTGATATGGTGTGAAGAAAAGTGAAGAAAAAGGACCTTTTTTTGAATTAACTAAAAGGCAAAGAAAAGCCGTTGTTATGCTATATGAAGGTACTTATACCAACAAAGAAATTGCAGAAATACTTCACTGCTCAGAGAGCTTAATTTATAAGTGGAAACGTGAAAATAAATTATTCCAACAAGCTAGAAGACAATATGAAACTATGATTATTGAAGATAAGTATATTTCAGAAGCAATGCAATCTATTTATGCTTTAGTAAAAACAGCCAAGTCTGAAATGGTTAGATTACAAGCTGCTATTTCTATTTTGAAATTGGCTGGTAGATTAACTGATAGTAGCACACCAGAGTTAGACAAAGCTAAGGTACGTAAGGCAAACGCAGAGGCAGATATTGCACGCTGGAGAGCAGATGAACTCACTGGCAGAAATAAGGCAGATGATTCTACCGTTTTAGTTGATGATATAGGAGATGCAGAAGATGAGTAAGGTTATTAGAATGACTGATATGGTTAATCCACACTTCTACAAATTATGGACTACTAAGAAATCATATATCATTGCTAAAGGTGGGCGTGGTTCGTTTAAGTCATCTGTTATTAGTTTAAAGTTAGTTACATCAGTTAAAAAGTGGACGCAGTTGCACAAGAAAGTAAATGTTGTATGTATTCTGGCCAATAAGTCAGATTTACATGATACAGTTTACAGTCAAATTATGTGGGCTTTAGATATGCTTAATTTAAGTGATGAGTACAATTATTACAAGTCACCATTAAGAATTACACATAAGCTAACTGGCAGTACTTTTTATTTCTATGGTGCTGATAATCCACATAAGCTTAAATCTAACAAGGTAGATAATATTATTGCTGTCTGGTTTGAAGAAGCAGCAAATATGAAAGGTGTAGATGTGTTTGATCAATCTATACCTTCTTTTATTAGACAAAAGCCAGATTATGTTGATGATGTAAAAGTTTATTTCTCATACAATCCACCACGGAATCCTTATGAGTGGATTAATGACTGGGTAACTGCTAGAGAAGAAGATCCAGAATATTTTGTTGATACGAGTACTTACTTAGATGATGAATTAGGATTCACAACAGAGCAGCAATTAAAACTGATTGAGAGTTATAAAAATAATGATTATGACTATTACCGTTGGTTGTATCTGGGTGAAGTCATTGGACTTGGTACTAACATTTACAACATGGATAATTTCAAAGCGTTAAAAGAGTTGCCAAGTGATGATTATATTACAAATTGGTTCTGTGCTATTGATTCTGGCCATGAAGTATCTGCTACTACATTTGGTGCTTATGGATTGACTAGAAAAGGTAATGTAATTTTATTGGATACCTATTATTACAGTCCACAAGGCAAGGCTCATAAAAAGCCACCTAGTGAGTTATCTAAGGACTTGTATTCATTCATCAATAAGTTAGCCAAACAATTCAAAAAGCCGGCAACTAAATTAACAATAGATTCTGCTGAAGGTGCTTTAGATAATCAGTTCTACAATGATTACGGAGTACATCTTCATAAAGTAGCAAAATTGAAAAAAGTAGACATGATAGACCGTGTGCAAAATATTGTTGCTCAGGGTCGTTTTTATTATCTGGATACTGAGTCAAATAAAATCTTTATTGAAGAGCATAGAAATTACAGGTGGGACGAGAAAACTCTAAATAGTGACGATCCTAAAGTTATCAAAGAAGAAGACCATACATGCGACCAATTTCAGTACTTTGTGCGAGATAATGAACGCTTGCTAGGTTTGAAATATTAAGGTGGTGGAGTGATGTCATTAATTCAACAAATAAAAGATTGGTTTAGGAAAGGAGGTGCCAAGTTAGGAATGGTAAAGAGTTTAACTAACATTACTGATGATAATAGAGTTTCAATTGATCCAATGGAATATGAACGGATAAAGTTGGCCAAGTTGTATTACAAAGATGATTTACCAAAAGTTAAGTATCGTAATTCATACGGTGAATACAGACAACGTCCGTTGAGTTCACTAAACGTTACTAAGTTAGCATCTAAGAAATTAGCGTCAATTATCTTTAATGAACAATGTTCTTTATCGTTAGAAGATGAAACGACAAACGAGTTCATCAATGAAGTAATTCAAAATAATAAGTTCAATATGAGATTTGAGCAACGCTTAGAAACTGCTATTTCATTAGGTGGTTTAGCTGCTAGACCTTATGTTGATGATAATGATGTTATTAGGATAGCTTGGGCTAATGCAGACCAATTCTATCCATTACGTAACAACACTGATGATATTTCTGAATGTGCTTTTGCTAGTCGTACAGTTAGAACTGAGAATGATAGAAATGTTTATTATACGTTGCTTGAGTTCCATGAGTGGGATGACGCTAAAACTTATCACATAACAAATGAGTTATATCGTTCTTATCAATCAGACGTAATTGGAGAACAAGTAGCACTTGAAACTTTATATCCTAATTTAGCACCAGAATTAACCTTTACTGATGTTATTACTAAACCATTATTTGCATATTTCAGAACACCAGGGGCTAATAATAAAAATTTAGATAGTCCGCTTGGTGTTGGTATTGTAGATAATTCTAGGAATGTAATAGATGCTATCAATCGAACTCATGATATGTTTGTACATGAAGTTAGAATGGGAAAACGTAGAATTGCAGTTCCTGCTGAAATGTTGAAACCTACTGGCAATCTGTATGGAAATGAAGTAGACGACGCTCATCCGGTCTTGTTTGATAAGGACGAAGATGTTTATCAAGGTATGTATGGAGATACAGATAAGCTGAGTGTAACTGACTTAACTTCTGATATTCGTTCAACTCAATTTAAAGAGTCAATTGATTACTTCTTACGTGAGTTTGAGCAACAGATTGGTTTTAGTTCTGGTACATTCTCTTATGATGGTCAAGGAGTTAAAACAGCTACTGAAGTTGTCAGTGAAAATTCTGCAACCTACCAAACACGTTCTAGTTACTTAACTCAAGTAGAGTTGTTTTTAAATCAGTTAGTTAATGCAATTCTTGAAGTAGCTAGTGTGGGACAATTCTTTTCTGACGCTAAGCCTAGATGGACTGGTAATGTAGAAGATGTTGAATTGTCTGTACATTTTGATGATGGTGTGTTTATTGATAAAGATAAACAACGAGCTGATGAGATGCAGTTAGTTGCTGCTGGAATTATGCCAAAGCTTGAATACCTAAAACGTAATTTCGGATTGAGTGAAGAGGATGCTCAAAAGTGGTTAGCTCAAGTTAATAATGAACAACCAGACTTTTCTCAAGGGTCATTTCAAGAGCCAATAGATGGAGATAGCAACGAGGTGTAGTCTATGGATTCAAAACAGAAACTAGACCAAGACACTAATAACATTGCTAATCTCTATTCTAATTTAGAAGATAAGATATTTTCTGAAATTATCAAAGTGTTACAACGTGGGCACTATGAAGATGTAACGCAAGATAATGTTGTTCAGTGGCAAGCACAACAATTGTCACAAATGGGAGCATTAACCAAGAGAGTAATTGATTTAATGGCAGACTTTGACGGTATCTCACCCAATGAAATTGAAACAATCTTAAAACAAGATGGATATGAGATATTAGATGAAGTCAGTCAAGAATTGAAGTACAGTGGCCAAGTTAGTCAGCCAATCAGTAATGAGAGTTTTAACATGCTTGATTCAATGGTTAGACAAACAACAGATACCTTAAATAACACGATTAATCAAACTTTGCTTAGTCGTAATTATGGTGTTAATCCTGTTATGAGAACATATCAGGAAATTTTAAAACGCTCAACAATTGAAACTGTAACTGGACTTAAAACTCATGATAGAGCAGTCAAGGATGCTATTTACCAACAATTGGATAAAGGTATCGAAGTTATGAGAGATAAGTCTGGACGTGCATGGTCTCTTGAAGGTTATACACGTATGGTACTTACGACAACATCTAATAGGACTTACAATGATTTACGAACTAAACGAATGCAAGAGTTTGGCCAAGTGTTATGTCTGATGTCTAGCCACCCTAACAGTCGTGAAGCGTGTGCTTATATTCAAGGTAAGGTAGTCAACATAGTTCCAACTGATGATCCTAATTACAATGACAAGTACGATTCAATCTATAATCATGGTTACGGTGAACCTGCTGGAACATTAGGAATTAACTGCAGACACAAATTATTTCCATTTACCCCAGGGGTCAACGTGAATAACATGACCCAGTATGATCCTAAAGAAGCAATTAGGAATGGTAATTTACGTCAAAAACAACGCTACTATGAACGCTCAATCAGAGACGCTAAGAAACGTTTGAAAATTGCTGAAGAATTAGAAGACGAGCAGATGATAACTCGTACTAAGACACTAATTTCAGCACGTCAAAAGAAGTTAAGAGAGTACATTAAAGAAACTAATAAAATGTATGGTAAAAAGCATGATATTTTGACTAGAGATTATGCTAGAGAGCAAGTAACTTATAAAAAGAAAAAGCTTGATCAAAGTGATAAAACAGAGTCTCAAAAGCATGTAGAAGCTAAAATAAAGAGTGGTCAATGGGGAACTAAGATTAATCCAGAAAAACAAGCACCACATATGGAATCTACAAAATTAGAAGGTAAGAGTTATTTATATGATAACGAAGATCCACAAGAATTATTAGATAAGTATGCTGGTAAAGGAAAACTTGAAAAAACTAGAAAAGGTGAATGGACTACAAAAGAAGTTGTAAAAGTTGATCACAAAATAGGCGTAGATTATAATACAGGTAAAGAAGCAGAATGGATTAAAATTCATCATTCAAAAAAACGTACGCATATTGTTCCTCATATTCCTAAAGGAGATGATACTCATGTATAAAAAATTTTGGGGGAAAAATGTTGAAATAATAGATATTGATGGTAGAAAATGGATAGGCTATGTAGTAGGAATTGAGTCTCCTGCTGATTCAGATGATGATCAATGGTGGTTAGATGTAGAAGTGCCTGATCCGGGTTTTGAAACAGGTTTAGCAATATCAGAAAGTGAAATAAAACATATAAAAATTATTTAACATTCCGACCTGAGTAAGTCGTTAAACTGCTTTTTTTGTATGCAATCAATCAGCGTGGAGCGTTCCACGTAAAATAAAAACGATAGGAGAGATTGACATGAAACGTGAAGATTTAAAGAAATTAGGCTTGAGTGATGAACAAATTGAAGGTGTAATGTCTGCTCATGGTAAGGATATTACTAGCTTACAAGAAAAAGTAAATGGATTAACTAGCGAACGTGACGGATTGAAGTCACAACTTGATGAACGAGATCAACAGTTGGTTGATTTGCAAAATAATTCTAAAAATGTTGATGATTTAAACGAGAAAATCAAACAACTACAAGCAGATAATCAAAAAGCCAATGAAGATTGGCAAAATAAGTTAGCCACTCAAACTAAGAACTTTAGAATCGAAACAGCATTACGTGAAGCAAGAGCTAAGAACGTAAAAGCAGTTTTACCATTCATTGACACTGAAAAAGTAACTGTTGATGGAGATAATTTGAAAGGATTAGATGATCAAATTAAAGCCATTCAAAAGAGTGATAGTTACTTATTTGAGGAAGGCAAGCCAGAACCTAAAATTAATATTGGCGGTGCTTTTAACAATGGTGAAAATGGAGCTGACGGTAAAGTTGATCCAGTAGTTTCTAGCATTGCAGCACGCATGAAATCAATTTAGAAAGGATATGATATCACATGACAGTAGTATTAGATCAAAAAGATTTATTAAAGATTGATGAAGAGTTTGGAGCAGATTCTCAACTCTGGCAACCATTACAAGGCGGTGCTAAGTCTATCACAGCTGCAGACTTTACAGGAGTTAAGACAGTTCGTATTAACAAGATGGACGGTTTTGCAGATGCAGCAAAATATAAACGTAACCAAGACAATGCACGTAACAATGTTAATGTTACAAAAGAAACTCTTGAATTAACACAAGAAGATTGGATTGGGTATGACCTAGATCAATTGGATATGTCCGAAAACGGAGCTTACACAGTAGCTAATGTTGTTCGTGAACATAACCAACGCATTACAATTCCACACCGTGATAAATTCCTAGCTCAAAAAATTTATGACACAGCTAAGTCTGGTGGTAAGTTAGTAACAGATACAATTGATTCTAAGAATGCTTTAGCAGCATATGATGAAGTAGAATCCTACATGATTGATAATCAAATTCCTGGTGGCTGGTTAATGTTTGTTTCTACTAAGTACTACAAAGCATTAAAGAACGCTGATGGTGTATCTAAGACATTCTCTGTTAACCAACAACAAATTAACGGAATTAATCGTCGTGTTGCTCAATTAGATGGTGGAACACCAATCTTAACAGTTGCTAAAGATCGTATTCAAGGTTTAACAATTCCTGATACTGTGAACTTCTTAGCTGTTCCAACGTTTGCGATTGCTCCAATTGTTAAATACGATAGAGTGGATGTAATCTCTCCAGATAATGACCGTGCTGGTTATCGTTGGACAATTAAAGGATTATCCTACTATGACGCATTAGTATTTGAAAATGCTAAGAAATATATTTATGTTGCAGCTGAAACAGCTACAACAGGTAGGGGTCAGTAAGGTGATGTAAATGGCTTATCTAACTTATGATGAATATGTTGAGCTTGGTTATAGGCTAGATGAAGATGTATTTAATAACCTTATAAAAGGTGCAGAACGTATCATAGATTTAGCCACAAATGATTTTTATAAGGTTCATGATATATTAGTCGATAAGTCAAAAAGACGCGTAGAAACGTTTAAAATGGCTATTTGTGAGCAAGTAGATTTTATGCATGCAACTGGTATTAATAAGAGTTATGATTTAGCCCAAAATGAATTTACCAGTATCACAGTAGGTAGATTATCTTTAAGTCCTGCTGGTAATATAGGAGCAACTATGAAGAATGGTCTATGTACAGAAGCATATAATCTACTGGGAAGATATGGTTTGTTATATCGAGGTGTACACAGATGATACCTAGAATTGATAGAAGATTATGTAATCAAAGTATCACTTTAAAGATTCCAATTGGTGAATTGGATAAATACGGTAAACAAAAAATAGAAGAAGTTGAGGTGGAAAATGTACTTGTACAACCACAAACAATCTATTCAGGCGATAGTAATAATCGTAAAATTACGGCTAATGCTATTGTCTTTTTGTTTGCCAAAATTTCTAATCCATTGCCTAAACTAGATAGGGATAGCGTTGGAAATAAGTTAATCTTTGAAGGTAAGGAATACACAATTACTAATATTGTAGATAATCGTGAGCCTTACAGTAATGATGTTTATTCTTATGAATTGGAGGTGCTGTAATGGTAGTAGTGGTATCAGTTCATGGTAAAGGCTTTGATCGTTTTTCTGAGAAAGCTTTAAATCGTGGACTTTATAATTTTACTAATCAAATGGCAATGGATATGGATAAGTTCGTACCATTCAAGCAAGGTAATTTATCAAGTTCAGTCCATGTACAAGATAACCATGTAACTTATACAACACCTTATGCTAAAGCTCAATTCTATGGATATATTAACGGACATCCAATTGCTCACTGGACGACAAGTGAACATCCACAAGCAACATCTAGGTGGGACTTAAAAGCAAAGAGTTTGTACTCTAATAATTGGGTTAGGGTATTTAAAAAAGGTTTACTTGATGGAAAGGTAGTTGAATATCATGGACCTAAAGGATAGATTGGCAGACTGCATTAACAATAATGTAGATTTGCCAGTTAAATTGTATCAGTCGTATATGACCAATAAAACAAGTCCAGAATTACGTATATATGACTTGCCATCAACAGTAATTGATGAAGATTATGCAGGCAATCGAACGGAAGAATTTATCTTTGAAATTGCAATGCGTAGTAATGATGAAGAATTGATTAATCAAACATTGTGGAATATATCAAAGTATATTTCAGAATATGATTTTAATTTGGTTAGTCAAAATGGTAGTTTTAGTTTTAATAAATTAGAAGTAACAACATTTCCGCATATAGTGTCAGCAGATACTGAGGGTAATGTTGTTTATTTATTTGATTTTAAAATCACAGTCGATACTTATAAGGAGAGTGATTAATTATGGCAGAAGCACCAGAAAAAATTGGTTCTTTTATTCTTAATCATAAAGTAAAAATGGAAATTGATACTGCAGGCAATAAGAATATGTCTGCTTTAGAGAGTGCTAAATGGGCTCGGTTAGCTGCAGGTATTAACAACGTAACACCAGCAGAAAACGATACAACAACAAATGATGAATATTATGACGGAGAAGGCTTTGGTACATCTGATGTAACATCCAAGCGTTATCAATTCACTATTGCTGGCCACCGTTTAAATGGAGATCCTGCTCAAGACTATATTGCAAGTAAGCAATTAGAAATTGGAGATTCTTTAAAGACTCTATTTAAGTTCACATATCCAGATGGATCTTATATTGTTGGTGTGGTTACATTAACCAACATTCAAGCAACAGGTGGCGCTCCTGGTGCTAAGCAAACATTTAGTGTAGTTCCTGTATTTAATGGGAAACCTAAATATGTTAGTGCAGAAGACGCTAAGAAAGAGCAAGGTGGAGCACCAGGACTAACAGCTTAAATTTAAATAATGCAACAGAGACGAGTAATGTGAGACGACTGGAGGAAATAAAATGCCAAGTATTAATTTAGATGAACGATTAAACCTAGATACTAAAGTAGATGTTACAGTAGCTGAAAAGAAATATTCTTTAGTTTTAAATGATGAATTATCCGTTAAAATCTCAGATGTTCAACTTGAATTAAGCAAACGAATTGAAGATTTGACTGATATGCCAGAAGAAAAATTTAAAGAAATGTCACTAGAAGAACGTAAGAAGTTAGTAGTTGATACTATGCATGATGGACGTGAAGACATCTTTAAGGCTATGGATAGAATCTTTGGTTCTGGCGAAGGTAAACGAATTTACGATTACTACAATCAATCTACTAGAGCAATCAGTAAAATTATTGCTGCAATTGATGATGTTTTGAATGATAAATTAAAGACTAATAAAAATCGTAAAGAAAGACGTGTAGAAAAATATACTAAGAAAAGACGTGGTTAGTCATGTTATCTCTGACTGAACCATTAAAAAGTTCATACACGTATCAAGGTAAAGAATATCAAATAGATTTGAGTTTTGACAACGTGATTAGAATGTATAACTTGCTTGAAGATGATACTTTCCAAGATGCAGAGAAGATTGTAATTGCATTTGAAATGTTTTTTGGTTTTGAACCTAAAGACGCTGAATTTGCTATGAAAGCAATTGATGAAATTACAAGCTATATATCTAAGTCTGCTTATGGTAATGATCCTGTTGAAAATGATGTAGTTTCAAGTGAAGTAAATACTCACAAATTATTCTCTTATACACAAGACGCAGGTGCAATCTATGCAAGTTTTAAACAACAATACAATATTGATTTAATTGCAGAGCAAGGAAAAATGCACTGGGATGTATTCAAAGCTTTATTTGATGGCTTAGATGAGAATACTTATTTTAGAAAAATCTTAGATATACGCAGAAAAAATGTTAGTGATTTACAAGGTAAGGAATTGACAAGTGCAATAGAAGCACAAAATTATTATGAACTTAATGAAAATAAAACAGTTGAAGCACAAGAGGCAAAAGTAGCCAGCTTTGCAGATTCATTGAAAGCTTTAGCTCAGTCTTAGAAAGGAGGTTAATCAATGGCAGCAGATAGTACAGTTAATATTGATGTTGTTTTAGGTGGTAAAGATAAGTTCATTTCTGATACTAAAGAAATTAATGATATTGTAAAAAATATCGGTAAAGATTCAGGAAATGAATTGGAAAAAGATTTGTCTGATAATTTGGATAAATCTAAGACCAAAGCTAAACAAACTCATGATGATATTGAGAAAGAATTTAAAGATCCTATTAAGTCAAAATTTGATGCTGATGATAAACCTTTAAGACGTAAGACTGAAGAAGTTGAAACTAAGTTACGTAAAGTACCTAAAGAAGTTATTACTAAGATAACAGCAGATGCAAAAGAACAAGGAATAGATAATTTTGATAAATTACTAAAAAAACTCCCTAAGCAAGTCAGAACGGAATTACTGACGAAAGCACAAAAAGGCGAAGTTATCAATTACGAAGAATTATTGAAAAAAGTTCCTTTAAAAATTCTTACTAAGGCTGAATTAAATGACAATGCTAGCCCTAAGTTGAAAGCATTGCAGAATAATACAGAAAACACTGAGCATAAATTCAAACGATTAAAAGAAACTATGCTTGGTGTTTTTGCAGGTAATGTATTAACTGCAGGCGTAGGAATGGTAGTAGGAAAGTTGAAAGACTTAACTGGTGAAGCTATCAAAGCATCTGACGCTATGGATAAATTTAGGTCAACAATGAAATTAGGTGGCTTTGGTTCTGAAGAAATTAATAAAACTGCTAAAGAAGTTCAAAAGTACGCTAATGATACAGTTTATGAGCTTAATGATGTAGCAAATACAACAGCTCAATTAGCAGCAAATGGTATCAAAGATTATATGGGCTTAACTGAGGCAGCTGGTAACTTGAACGCTCAAGCTGGTGGAACTAAAGAAACATTTAAATCTGTGGCAATGGTAATGACCCAAACTGCTGGAGTTGGTAAATTAACCACTGAAAACTGGAACCAGTTAACAGATGCTATTCCTGGTGCATCTGGCAAATTGCAAGAAGCCATGAAGAAAAACGGTGCTTATACTGGTAATTTCCGTGACGCTATGGAAAAAGGACAAATAAGTGCTAAAGAATTCAATAAAGCTATTAGCCAATTAGGTATGACTAAAGCTGCTAGAGAAGCTGCAGCAAGTACTGCTACATTTGAAGGTGCTATTGGAAATTTAGAAGCGGCTGTTGTTACAAGCATTAGTAATATTATCACAGAGCTAGGTAAAGCTAATTTTACTGGAATCATTAATACAACAACTAAGTGGGTAGAAAATCTAGGTACAACAGTTGGTAAATTCTTACATGATAATAAAGATGAAATAGCTGAATTACTGAAAAATCTTGGTAGCATAGCCTCGATTATTGGTTCTGCTGTGTGGGATACTTTTAAAGGTATTCTTAATATGATTGCTGATGCTTTAGGTGTTACACACGATAAAGGTGATAGTGCTAGTGATGTTTTAGACGAAATAAATGATATTTTAGAAACCATCATTGACCATAAGGAAGACTTAAAAACATTTATTAAGGTCATGTTAGGACTATTTGTTGCCAAAAAAGCATGGGATATGGTTGCTGCTTTAACCAGTTACTATAAAATTTTAAAAGATATTATAGGACTAGGTGGATTAAGTGGACTTGCTAAAGGTATAGGAGTAGGTGCTAAAGGTGGTAAATTGGCTACTACTGCTGAAGAAGTTGCAGAAGGTGGAGTAAAAGCTACTGGTGCAAGTAAGGTAGGTAGATTAATTGGTGTAGGTGCTGATAAATTATTTGGTATTCAGCGTGGTGGTCAAGAAGTAGCTGAGGCAGTTGCTAAATCTACTGTTGAGAAAGTTGGGCCAAGGACAATAGCCAATGGTGCCAGAACTGCAGCACAAGTAGGTCAACGAACAGCAGTAAGAGCAGCAGAGAAAGGTATCATTACAAGAACAGCATCTAGAATTCCAGTAGTTGGTTCTTTAATCGCTGGTGGTACTGAATTAATCGGTATCAACAAAAATAATAAGAACGAAAAAATTGGTAGAGCTGTAGGAGCTACTGGTGGGACTGCTGCCGGTGGTGTTGCTGGAGCTTGGATTGGTGGAGCGATTGGTTCTATTGTTCCTGGTGCTGGGACTGCTGTAGGCGCTGGTGTTGGTAGTTTTGTTGGTTCTACTGTTGGTGGAATGCTTGGCGCTAAAGGCGGCGGCTCAATTGGTAAGAACTTTGCCAAAATCAAGAAAGATACAGGTAAGGTATTTGATGAGCTAAAAACAGGCGTAGCCAAGAAAGTAGCTGATATTGGCAAAGAGATAGCTAGTGGTTTTGGAAAAGCTATTGGTGGAGTAAGTAAAATTTTCAACAAAATTAAGAAACCTGTTGTAAAAGTATTTGATTCTTTGGGAAAAGAAATCAAGCGAGAAGCCAAAATCATAGGTACTATAGCACTTGCTCCATTTGTTTTATTAACTGCTGCAATTATAAAAGTCTGGCAAAAAATAGAAAAGCCAGTCATGAAAGTAGTCAACAGTCTCAAAAAAAATATTGAAAAAGCTTGGAATCCTATTGCTAAAACTACAAGTAAGGTATGGAATGGGATAGCTAAAATAGTCTCTAAAGTCTGGAATAGTTTGAGCAAAGTTGTATCTAAGGGAATAAATGTCATTGTAAAAGTTGTAAGTAAAGCTTGGAATGGATTGACACAAATAACCAGTAAAACTTGGAATGGCGTTAAAAGTATCATAATTAGTATTGTTGAAGCTATCTGGAAACCACTAAGCAAAATTTTTGGAAAGATTTTTGATACTGTTAAAGATACTTTTGATGATATCTTTAAGATAACTAAGCATATCTGGGATAGCATTTTAGACAAGATTTCAGATATTTTAAGTGGAGTTTGGAAAGCTATTAAGAGTAAGTTTGATGATATTAAAGATACTGTTTCAGGAGCTTTAGATACAATTAAGTCTAAGTGGGATAGTATTTGGGACGGAATCAAACAAAAAGTATCTGATATTTGGGACACAATCAAAGGTATTGTCCAAAAAGGTGTAAAAGCTATTGGTGATTTTTGGAATACAGGTGCTAATGGTTTAGAAAAAGTAGCTGGTTTCTTTGGGGCTAAGATTTCAATACCTAAGTTCAAACAAGGTAGTTCTAGTCCAGTAGCTAGACCAATGTTAGCAATGGTAAATGACCAAGAAGGACCACTACATAGAGAAGCAATCTTTAGACAAAATGGCAAAGTTGAAATACCAGAAGGACGTAATGTATTAACTATGTTACATCCTGGTGATGCAGTTATGCCGGCTAAAGAAACAGCTGAAATGTTTGGTATACCTAGATTTGAAGGTGGCTTTGGTAATTGGTTTGGCAAAGCTTGGAATTATGCATCTTCAAAAATCAGTAAATTAGAAGATATGATTGACGATAAGATAGATGCTATTACAGATGCGCTAAGTGATCCATTAGGAACTTTATTAAAAATATACTCAGCTGGAACTAATACCGCTAAATCATTTTGGCACGATTTTGGAGAGTCAGGAGCTAAGAAAATTCCACATTGGGGAGAAACTTGGTTCAAGAACTTACTTACAAAATTAAAAGATAAGTTGGATGAAATTGGCGGAGATGGTCCTATTAGTGAATCTTTAGCTAAAAGGGCTGCATCTAAAATGCATGTAAGTGTTAGTGCTGGAGATATTGCTCACATCTTAAATGTTATCCAACATGAATCTGGGGGAAATGCCAAAGCAATTAATCTTTGGGATAGCAATGCTCAAGCAGGTCATCCTTCAAAAGGTATTCTTCAATTTATAGATGGCACTTTCTTACATTATGCAATGCCAGGACATCATGATATTTGGAAACCGTTTGACCAACTTCTAGCAATGTTTAATGATACGACTTGGAGAAGTGATCTTACTTTAGGTGGTTGGGGTCCATCAGGTGGCAGAAGATACGCTAACGGCGGTTGGGCTGATAGACCATCTATTTTTGGTGAAGTTGATGGAGAACCAGAAATTGCTATTAATCCGGCAAGAAGTACTGCTGATAACCACATTATAGAAGCTATTAAAGCTAGAGCAGCTAAAAATCCTAATGGTATGAGTGCTAAATTAAATCGTATTATTCAAGCTGGTAGATATGATGGCTCAATGATTGCTCCATCTACCAATATTAGTAATGTTTCAAATAACCACATCAGCAGAGAAAGTAAACTGGATTTAAGTGGAGATTTGAAAATAGATGTTGTAATGGATTCAAATACAATTGCTAATGCTACTTACTCTAAGTTAGAAGCAATTAGAGCTAGAAGAATTATTGTTAATGGATATGGAGGTGCTATTTAATGACAAGTACAGTTGTGATAACTAAACTTGATGGAACAACCTATGATTTAAATGAGTTAGGTTTTCATGTTAAGAAATTTGATGTTCCATATCCTAATTTCCAGTACACATTCCAGTCAATGAGTACTTATCATAATTTATTAGTAGATAAGGTAGTTCAACAAACTACAATCTCATTAGTTTTGGATATTACCGCTAACGATACCAATGATTTTGAGTTGCAGAAATTAAAATTAAGAAGGATTTTGAGTTCAAATGAAGAGTTTTATGTTCAAACAATGCGAATGCCATTTCTAAGATGGAAAGTTGTTGCTGATACTTTTACTCCTGCACAAAATAATTCATTTTGGAGAGCGTCAGATGTACAGATTAATTTAGAATGTGTTGAATCATATGCTGAGACTGTAGCAACTACATTAACTCCTATGAATGCTACAAGTGGATTGTGGGGTTTTGGACTAGAGATACCTAGCAAGAAAAAGTTAGAGTATGAGTTTAACAATCAAACTGAATTTGATTTTATAAATTTGGGTATCATTCCTTTAAAAGCTGATGAAAGACCAGTCAGAATTATTTTTAAAGGAAATGCAAACAATTTAAAGATAACCAATACTACAACTAATCAAAGTTATTCTATAAGTGGAAATTTGAGTAAAAGTGATACTTTAGAGATTGTAGGACTTGTTCCTATTATTAATGGCTCACAAGCTTATGGCAGATGTAATCATGCTTACCTAGATTTTGTGGTTGGTAAAAATCATTTGAGAATTGAAGGAAGTTCAGATTTCAACATAAAATTTGATACTAGATTTTATTATTAAGGAGTGTAGAAAATGTTATTCGTTCAAAATATCAATGGAGATCAGACAGCTTTCAAAGCTGATAATGTACAAATTACAGATACATTAGGACAATATCCAACATTATCTTTTACATTTGTCGAAACTCCAGAAAATGAAGTTGCAGCTCAAATGATGATACCTTTTACAATTATTGAAGTACCAGAAAATAAGCAGAGATATAGAATAGTTACTAATAATCCAGTATCTCTAGGGAAGGTTAAACAGTATTCAGTAACGGCAATTCATATTGCTAAAGACTTACATAACAAATATGTAGATGAGAGATTAGAGAATACTCAATCTTTAAAATCATGTTTAGATTTGTTAGTTAAGGATACGCAAGTTAAGTATATACTACATGATAATTTTGATAATTACGCTTTTTCTGAAGGCTTTGGTGGTGGCTATGCTGATGATTTGCTGATGCAGAATTTAGCAAGTGATTTTGGTTTTGAATTTTATTTTGATAACTATACTATTCATATTCAAAAGAAATTAGGAACAAAAGAGTCTTTTTTGTTTATAGACAATACTAATGTTTCAAAGATAAGTTATAACGAAGATTATTCAACAATAACAACGTATATCAAAGGTCAAGCTAAGCCAATAGTTCAAGAAACATCAGATGAAACAAGTAGTGGTTCTAGTTCAGGTGGTTCTTGGGGTTGGCCATTTCCATCAGTAGGTGAAGGACCTTTTATGCAAGCTCAAAGATTTGGCTATGATGGTGGTTTTAGACCTAATTCATTTCATGACGGTTTAGATTTTGGCTCAGTAGATCACCCAGGAAGTGAAGTCCATGCAGTGCATGGTGGGAAAGTTATTATCAAGTCCTATATGGGTGGTTTAGGGAATTATGTTGTTATACATTCAGATGATGGATACAACATAGTTTACCAAGAAGCTTTTTCTAATATGTCTAACATAAGAGTAAACGTTGGTGATGTGGTAAAAACAGGAGATATAATTGGTTATCGTAATACAGACCATCTCCACATAGGGATTACTAAAGTCGATTTTAATACTGCTGTAGGAAAATCATTTACCAATGATGGAACGTGGCTTAATCCACAAGAAATTATCAGAAATGGTATAGCTAATAATAACTCTGAAAGTAGTGTTGACCAACCAACTGAAACAGTTGAAGAAGATAAACCTACTGAGTATGAGATACACTCTGAATATGTGTCTCCATTGGTTGAAAAAGCACATTGGCCAAAAGTAGAAGCCGAACCAATTACTGATGATAATATCACTGATGAGAATACTTTAATTAACAAACTAAAAGCAAGCATCCATGATTACCCAGATATTGAATACACTTTAGATTATGCTAACTTCAAACATAATTCAGTTAAATTCAATAATGATATTAAGATAGGAAATTATGGTTGGTTAAGAGATAGATTTGGAATTGATGTTGAAGTAAGAATTAACTCATATACTTGGTATCCACAAAATAAGCAGGCAGATACTGTTACGTTTGGTAATAAGAGATTTGATCCAGTTGAGTGGCAAGTTAGAAATCAAAAAGCATTTGAGAGAAATAAGAAGTTAGGCGAAACATTGAGAAATCAAATTGTTAAAGTGCAAAAAGGAGTAGTATTACCTAGCGTTCAAAATGAACTAGAAGATAAATTAAAAGAGTACATTGACAATAAACTCAACAACAATACTCCAACAACTCCAGATATACCTAAGCCACAACATATTGGAAAAATTATTGATGTTTCAGAGTGGCAAGGTGTAATTGATTGGAATAAGGTAATTGCTGATGATGTTACTTTAAGCATTATCAGAGTTCAACATGGCTCAGCTCACCAAGATTTGAAGTACATGGAGAATTTGCAACAATGTATTTCAGCTGGCGGAAAGTATGCAGTATATGCATATTTTGCTGCTACATCTACATCAGACGCTCAACAAGAAGCTAGAGATTTTTATA